ATGTTTAATACAATACTTTAATAACCCCGAATAATTCTCATTTTGCTGATTGGATGGATTTGATACCCTAGCGATATACGCCATCATCTTCTCAGCATCAGGTGTAATGCTTACAAATTTAACATTCATAGTTGTATCCACTCTCTATTTTGAATAGGTTCATCTTTATGTTCACGAATAAAAGGAAAACTCACAGACATTCTGGGAGTATGAGAAGTTGCTAAGTGTGGATAAGATTTAGGAATCCAAATTGCATCTCCAGGTTTCATATCAACATCTAATAAAGGAGTATCCGTTATAGACATATTTGAGTGTGGTTGATCCTTATCCTTTATTATATCCCATACTTTAAAATTTGTCTCCCCCTCACACTGAACTATAATATTATGACTATCATCATAATGAATACCAAAAGGATGTTCGATATCTAGATTTTTGCATGTATAAATGTGAGCATCCGTGGGCATATTATATTTGTCTTCTATACTCTTAGCGAAGTCATTAATCTTTTTAGTAGATCTAGACATCTCTCTAAAATAACACAAATATTTTTCAATTATATCTTTTAGTATAACCGCAGGAACCGATGTATCATCAAGACACCATCTAACTTTTGGCCAAGTAAGAGATTTTGAGTACTCTTTTGGAAATTTAACTTTAATTCTCTGTTGAGTCATCAACTGAGTTTGATTAACAAGGTCAGATAATTCTTTCCAAGATAATAAATCAGGACAATAATTCTTTTCAAATTTAACGTCCATTAAGTTCCTCTCTAATTACTCTCAACTGGGATTTCATATCTTCAATCTGTTTATTTGAATAAAGATGATCTTGCCCAATCCAATACTCTAATGTTTGAATTAGTAATGTTACTCTACTAGTCATTAGCAATATAATTTGAATATATTATAACATAAAAAAAGAAGGGGTACAACCCCTTCCTCTTTTTCTTTAGTTCTGTGGAACTTAAGAGCAGGCTCTTGCTTTACTCTTAACCTTAATACCACGATACATTAAATCGTAGTTTCTGGTTTTGTTATGCTCTTCTATAAGCATTGCACGATACTCTTCTGTATCGTACTCGTGTCCACGGTAAGTGACTTTTGCCATTGTTTTACTCCAAAGTAGTAGGGATTTTACTCCGTTCCTTTAGTCAACTTTTGCGTCCCATAAACATCCTTGACTACTGCCCTTTACCATTTGAACCAATTCGGTTCTATATTCAGTCGAAGGCGATATCTTATCGATAACACCTTTCGCCTCCTCACAAGTTAAAAGAGTAGCAATTAGGAATGGCATAGGATGAACGCTCCGTTCCGAGTCGGCTTACTTGCGTCCCCAGTCGAAGGGGGATGAACGATTGTGCTAATACTAACACATTTTAATTATTTAGTCAACTAGGAATGTAAATTTGTTACATCGACCCTACAGAGCAAAAAAATACCCCGATTTTTTATCGGGATATTTTGGAATTAAAAGTCGAATTTCGTTTAGGAGTAATTTAACATGTTAGCAACTATCTCAACGTCTTCTCTTCTTATCAAATTAAATGATACTGATACTCTATCCTCATCAGTATTATTAGTTCCCACTTCATGTTCTAACCAAGTAGGGAAATAGTACAACACATTCTCCTCTGGTTTAAAAGATGCAGTTATTACACTGTTCTTATAATAAGGAATATCTGGTGCAGAGTTAGCAACCACACCTTTAGGATCATTAAAAACTAACTCACCACAATCACCTTTAGGAACTGTGACATAGTAAACGCCTGAAAGAAAATTAGTACCATCCATATGACAATGGTTACGATTCCAAGTACCTTTATGATTAATGTTAACCCAACTAAAAATAAACAAATCGCCCATCTCTTTATCAGATTTGGGTACATTATCTTTTATGAGTTTTGATAAGGGTTTATAATCAAATGGAGCACCTTGATACCCACCTTTATTTGATCTCTTATCACTAGGAGTTTTTGATGCAAATTCCTTTATTTCTTTTCTAATTGAATCCAAATCTAAGTCCAATTTAGTTTTCCAAACTGGACTAGGAAATAATTCCAAATACTCCATTATTTTCTTTTTTTCTTTCTAGGATTAGATGCTGTCTGATATCCCCACAACTTAGGACTTACAGTTCCATTACCATACTCTATACTCTTCAGACCTTTACTGAACTTATCATAGTACATATCAAAAAGTTTAGTTTTTGTACCTCTACTTAAATCTAAACATTCCTTATCATCAACAGTATACTTAACAACCCAAGCATCATTAGGTGCTTGAGTAGTATGAACATCTGCAAGAGTACCATTAGATACTAAAATCTCACAAGCATAATTTGTTTTAGAAGTTTCTTTCTCTTCCTTAGTCCAAGGTTCAAACTTAGCTTCTGGTTTAGGATCTAATTTCTTTTCTTCTTTTGTATCTATTTCTTTTGCCTGTTTCGCTGGACGATTTCCTAATGGTGCCGTCATGATCTACCACCCCAAGTAATATCTGGATATGCTTGAGATACTATATCCTTAGTAACCTTATACTTAGATTCTAAGTTTTTATCTTTTACAAGAATAAGAATCTCTGCTTCTAGTGGATGTAATCCCTCAAGGATATTAATAAACATAGTTTCTCTACGAATACTACTTAGAGAATTATTACCACCTTTTAAGAAATTATAAAAAGCACCATACTCTTTACGAATAGTTGTTCTACCTTGGTCATTTGATCCAAGAGAAGTGCTACCCATTTGATTCATTTTACCTACAGCATCACCTATCTTATCAGATAATGTTCCTGTAGTATTACCATCCTCTTTATTTGTTCCATAAGGAACTTCACCTGGTGGTAAAACAGAAATTGCTGTTTCATCAAAATTCCAAATAAAAACTGCTTTGAGAGATGGATCTCCATATCTCTGAAGAACTTCTACTTTCTTTGCAATACTTCTTTGCTTAGATGCTGCATCTAATACTTCAAAGGCAAATGGATTTGTTGGCAGATCAGGAATCTTTTGAGAAATTACCTTTGGTTTTGCTGCCGTAGTTTTTTTAGTTGCTGACTTCTTTCTAGTCGTCGCTGTCGTCTTCTTCTGTGTTGTCATAATTTTCAAATCGGAATGCTACAATGTCATCTGGAACTAAATTACCATTACCATCAAACATCTCTGGATGTATTCTAGGAATTTCTTGATAATTCATCATATACTCTCTGGCAACCCATCCACCAATTGCTCCTACTATGAGAAACAGTATCGTTAGAAAAGATCCGAATACTAAACTTATTGCTAACATCTGTTTGCCTCCTATGGTAAGTATGGTGATATGTAATGGTTTACTTTTCCGTTTACCTCCAGTTAAGATGAATTCAAAACCACGATTAATATCATAATCTGGTTTATTTATATCTTCCTTAGAAGATTTTTTCTTCTCGAAGATATTGTACAGTTTCTGCACAACCCCCAAGTTTTTTTCTTTGCCCATTGGCATCACACACTACTTGAGGAAATGTAGATCCCTGGCCAAATTCTCCATAAAAATCTTCTCTAGTAAAGTTATCCTCTAGATTATACACTACATGACTCTGTTTTGTCAACGACATTACTTCTTTTATCTTATCGCAATATGGACAACCATTCTTAGAATAAATCGTAAAATTCATCTCTTATAATGTTTTTAAAAAATTATTTAGATGGATAGTATATCATATATGTGTTATAATTAGTAGTAATAACAGAATATTATAACTTGATTATACTAACAGGATCAAAAGGATTCATTGGTCAGAACTTTCTCAAGTATCTGATTGAACATTCGGATGAAGAAATCGTCACGGTTGATGAGCATGACTGTTGGGATTGGATAGCATACTTTAAGGACTGGGATAAGGTATCCCTTATACTACACCAAGGAGCGATCTCAGCAACGACAGAAACAGATATAGATAAACTCCATAGAACTAATGTTTGGTTCACTATAGAACTGTTTGAGAAGGCAATAGAGCATCAAATAGATGTTAAATTTGCCTCATCAGCATCGGTATATGGCAACACAAGAAAAAGTTTATGGGCAACCACACCGAATAAAATATCTCCACTAAATTATTACGCAATTACTAAGTTACAGATTGATTATTACATACAAGATAACCTAGATAAGTTCTCATCTATTCAGAGTTTTAGATACTTTAATGTGTATGGAGAAGGAGAAGATAAAAAAGGAGATCAGGCAAGTCCAGTACATAAGTTTACCAAACAAGTAAAGGAAACAGGTAAACTAAAACTGTTTGAAGGTTCAGGTAAATATCTAAGAGATTTTATTTGGGTTGGAGATATAGTAGAAGTCGTTCTTAATAATGACAAACCATCTGGGATCTATGATCTTGGAACCAGTAACCCAGTTAGTTTTAAACTTGTCGCTGAATTAATAGCAGCAAAATATAATGGGGAAATAGAATACATTCCATTCCCAGAACATCTAAAGGGAAAGTATCAATACCTAACTATCGCAGAGAAGGTATGGGACTATCAGTTCATAAACGTAGCACAGTATCTTAATCTCCTTTAAAGATCCTATAAGAATCATCATCAAAGTGTTGCGTAGAGAACTCAAAGAGTTCTGTATCTTCTAGTGCGATCATTTGATGCCTAAGACCTCTATAAACATGGAATCTATCACCAGGTTCTAGTATAGTCGTCTTTGCATCCTTAAGTTCATCCGTTTTACCATAAAACAAATGAATCTTACCTGATTGGATATAAAAAGTTTCGTCTTTTAGTTTATGGTAATGCCAAGAACATCTCTTGGTCTTATTAATATACAACAACTTACCACAATACTCTGGAGAATTGGCAATCCATTTCTCATATCCCCATCCTTTGTCTACATGTTTAATTGTAATTAAAGAGTGAAGCATATTATGCAAGGCTGAAAGCAGCTAAATCTTTTCTTTTTAGAAGTTTTTGATTTATTTCATCATCTTCTTTCAATGCATCTTCTCTAAAATCAATATCTAAATCATGATAAAAATATTGTCTACCACTTCTAGGAACATCAGTTAACCAATTACCAAAAGGTCCAATAACCCCACTAGCAGAAGGTGTTACAACCTTATCAAAAACATCTTCATCACCATTCCAATTCCAAGGAACACAACTTTCTACAGTTATTACAGTTGTTGTAAGTAGATTTGCAGTGTGTCTCAAATGAACATCATGCCAATCAAAAAGAGTTTGATATGAAGGTTTTGTATCAACAACATTTTTATCAAACTTATAACCATTGGTAGAATGAAATATCAAATCTATCTCCATTTGAGTTAACATATGAGTTAAAGATAACTTAGGTGCGATAGGATCTATACCTAAATGTTTCTCACCACCCCACATATCATTACATATCATACCCACAGCAGTAAAATCTTTACTGTCACGTTTCTTTAAATTAAATATAGGAAAAGCAGCAGCAGGTTCAGTTCCAACAGTTGAAGGTACAACATACCTATCACCTGATATTAAATAAGTTTTATTAGTTTTAGCATACAAATTACCATCTTTATTATAATGTCTAATTTGATTACGATTAAAAATACCTAATTGTTCACAATCTTGAATACATGTACCTAAATGTAATTCAACACCCACTTTCTTTTGATGCTCCTCAACTTCTTTTAAAGCAATATGTAGTTTGTCACCATTCATCAAAAAACCATTTCCATATCCAGAAAGTGATGCTTCTGGAGTGAGAAGATGATCTACTTCATTTTCCTTTGCCCAATCAAGTGCTCTAATAATTTCATCCTTATTTCTCTCTATATTACTATCACTAACTGGTATCTGAGCACCTGCTATTCTAATTGTTGTCATAATTCACTCTCCAAAAAAGTCATTGCAATTTATCCCTTTATCATCTATGAATAAATCTGCATGAGGTTTACCCATAATCAATTCATTATACTTACATCCCCACTCATCCAATTGATCCTTTGTAAGATCAAATAAAACTCCTTCTGCTTTTACAGAAGCAATAGAATGAGGTTGGTCTGAAAATCTACCCATCGCTCTAGCAGTAAAGTAGATAATATAATGACCTTCATCATATAAATTATTTATTTTTGCAATTCTATCTTGCCAAGGTTCTGCTTTATGGTAATCCCTACCCACAGTTGGGGTGCAGATAGTACCATCTATATCAACGCAATATCTTTTGGACATCTTCCTCCGTTAAAATGTAAGTGCCTGGTTGCTGAACTGCAATTGCTGCTGCTCTATTTCCCATCATAAGGGATTCATCTATGTTGTTAGTAGTTATATACCCATAGACAAGTGCTGCTAGAAAAGTATCTCCAGCACCAACTACATCATATACATTTACTTTCTCTGCTGGATATAATGTATTATTGTAAATACATCCCTCAGATCCTTTTGTAACAATTAGATTTTCTATATTATAGTCATCTAATTTCTCATATTCTACATCATTTATTTTTACAAAGCAATTAGGTG